CCGAAGTAGAAGAAATGATGCAGGTAGTAGGCGAAGAGCAATCGGTGGTTATTGCAATAGAAATGAGAAGAACTGCCGAAGCTGCTCGTGCCAAAAGAAAACGCATAAAAAAGATCAAGTACAAGGCAATATGTTGGGGGTTGAGTTCTCTAGCTGTGCTTTATCTGTGTTGGCTGGTATGGGCCATTGTAGAGATACGCATGGAGCAGCGACCCGAACTGGGTCGGTGTTTGATTCCCAAAGGCACACCTGGATATACCTGGTACAACAATCTAAGAGGCATTGACTGCGAGATTTATAAACGTTAAGGAACCATATGAGCACTGAAGAACAAGATGAATTTAAAAAGAAACTGGAGGCTCTAAAGCCCAAGAAGAAAAAGCTAGAAGTAGCTGAGGGTCTGCTCAGTGATGCCAAAAGCTATGAAGGCAAACTCATGGCAGTGCAGATCATTGCGGAACGAGAAAGAGATCGTGTGGTGTTGCTGTTTAAGAAAATGCTACAGCCTGTTCCTGAAGTTGTAAAGCCAAAGGAACCGCCTAGGGCGGCGCCACCACCTCCAAAGAAAAAAGGATTCTTTGGTAAAAAATAATTTGCCGTACCTCTTGTGTTACATGTAAGTATAATGTACAATTTGTTTTTATTAGGAGATACTATGTCAGCTCGTATGTTCGGCTCAGCAGAAAAAGCCAAGCTCACTCAACTTATCAATGAAGGCATGCAGGTCATGCAGGAAGTGGAAACACTAACCGAAGGCCTCAATGACACAATCAAGGCCATTGCAGAAGAAATGGAAATCAAACCAGCTGTGCTAAAAAAGGCAGTGCGTATTGCACACAAAGCAGAACTGGGTAAACACAATGCAGATCACGAGGAACTGAACACCATCCTTGAAACTGTAGGTAAGACACTTTGACCGAAATATTAAGTGGAACCGCTAACTGGATCAAGGAAGATTACAAAAGCGATCGAATTCGTTTTTGTTTTGAGGTCCTTGCTTGGGCTATTAGTATTGGCTGTAGTATCACTATGGCACTCACCGTTCCAACCCCACCTTTACTCTATATGTATCCAGTGTGGATCACCGGTTGTGCTATATATGCTGGGTGTGCTTATAGTCGCGGTTCCTTTGGTATGCTGGCTAATTATATCTTGCTTACCACAATCGACTCAATAGGTTTAGCAAGAATGCTAATGCAATAAATAATTTTGTCACGCCGGACATGAAACGGCAGGTAGAGTGTGTGTGAGCTCAAAGTCGCACAAAGGAGAAAATATGAGTTATGTAGACGCTCTCTACGATCGAGCAAAAGATCGTATACACGTGGTAGAACGTGTGAACGGCAAGAGGGAGTATAGAGAATACCCAGCCGAATACATTTTCTACTATGATGACCCTAGAGGTAAGTTCCGCACAATCTATGGAACACCTGTAAGCAGATTCCACTCGCGCAACAACAAAGAGTATCAAAAGGAACTGCGTGTTAACGGCAACAAACGCATCTGGGAAAGCGACATCAATCCCATACACAGATGTCTTGAAAGCAACTATTTAAATTCCACAAGTCCTCGACTACAAACAGCATTCTTCGACATTGAGGTGGACTTTGATCCACTACGAGGATTCAGCAAACCAGAAGATCCTTTTAATGCTATCACTGCTATTTCGTTGTACTTGGACTGGATGGAAAAACTTATTACCTTGGTCATTCCGCCCCGGAGCATGAGTTGGGAAACTGCGCAAGAGATCTGTGATCAATTTGAAAACTGTTTTTTGTTTGAACGTGAAGAAGATCTCTTAAACAGTTTCTTGGACCTAATCGATGATGCAGATATCCTAAGTGGATGGAACTCGGAAGGCTTCGATATTCCCTATACCACAATGCGTATCACTCGTGTGCTCAGCAAAGATGACACACGCAGGATGTGCCTGTGGGGACAGACTCCCAAGCAACGCATGTTTGAACGCTTTGGTGCAGAAACACTCACGTTTGATCTTGTGGGTCGTGTTCACTTAGACTACATGCAACTGTATCGCAAATACACATACGAAGAACGTCACAGCTACAGTCTGGATGCCATTGCAGAATACGAACTAGACGAGCGCAAAACACAATATGAAGGTACGCTGGATCAGTTGTACAACAAAGACTTCAAGGAGTTTATTGTGTACAACAGACAGGATACCATGTTGTTGAACAAGCTGGACAAGAAACTAAAGTTCCTGGATCTAGCCAACGAACTGGCACATGAAAATACCGTGTTGTTACAAACCACCATGGGTGCTGTAGCAGTTACCGAGCAAGCTATTATTAACGAAGCACATCAACTTGGGTTGATTGTACCTAACAGGAGAAATAGAGATGATCAAGGTGACACGCAAGCCGCAGGTGCCTATGTTGCTTTCCCCAAAAAAGGAATGCACGACTGGGTTGGTGCGATCGACATTAACTCGCTCTATCCCTCGGCTATTAGAGCCTGTAACATGGGACCAGAAACGATTGTTGGCCAACTCCGGCCCATAATGACCGACCGGTATATCAAGGACAAGATGACTGCAGGTAGCAGTTTTGCCGACGCCTGGGAAAACATGTTTGGTACTCTTGAGTATACTGCTGTGATGGAAACGCAGGCAGGCACAGAGATTACCATTGACTGGGAAGGACAAGAGCCCACAGTACACTCAGCTGCCGAAGTATGGCGCATGATCTTTGACAGCAACAGGCCCTGGATCCTTACTGCCAACGGCACTATAATGACCCATGAAAAGAAAGGCGTGATTCCGGGACTTCTGGAACGCTGGTATGCTGAACGCAAAGAGATGCAGGCCAAGAAGAAAGAGGCAGAAACAGATGAAGACAAAGCATTCTGGGACAAACGACAGCTGGTCAAGAAGATTAACCTTAACAGTCTCTACGGAGCAATTCTCAACCCAGGTTGTCGTTTCTTCGACAAGAGAATTGGTCAGAGCACTACTCTTACAGGAAGAATTATTGCTAGGCACATGGATGCATATATCAATGAGTGTATCATGGGCACATACGACCATGTGGGTGAAAGCATTATCTATGGAGACACTGATAGCTGTTATTTTACAGCATGGCCGGCTATCAAAGATGAAGTTGCCGCGGGACGTATGGAATGGAACAAAGAAACCTGCGTCCAACTCTACGACACTATTGCAGATCAAGTGAATGCCAGCTTCCCAGCATTCATGGAACGGGCCTGTCACTGTCCACGCGGCATGGGCGAACTAATCAAAGGCGGCCGAGAACTGGTTGCTGAGAAAAGTTTGTTTATCAAGAAGAAACGCTATGCACTGTTGATCTATGATCTAGAAGGCAACAGAATGGATGTCTACGGCAAACCAGGCAAGGTCAAGGCCATGGGTCTGGACTTGAAGCGTAGTGATACACCCAAGGTTGTGCAAGACTTCTTGAGTGAACTGTTGTTGGATGTGCTAACAGGCGGACAAAAGGAAGGCATCTACGACAAGGTACGTGAGTTCAAGATTGCCTTCCAAGAACGCCCTGCCTGGGAAAAAGGCACACCCAAGCGTGTGAACAATTTGACCAAGTACACTGCTGAAGAGTCTAGACTAGGCAAAGCCAACATGCCAGGACATGTACGTGCGGCCATGAACTGGAACAACCTGCGCAGGATGCATGGAGACAACTACAGTTTGACTATCGTGGATGGTATGAAAACTGTGGTGTGCAAGCTCAAAGACAATGCGCTAGGTTATACCAGTGTGGGCTATCCAACAGACGAACTTCATATACCCGCTTGGTTCAAGGAACTGCCATTTGACGACAGTTTGATGGAAGCAACCATTGTGGATCAAAAGGTAGAGAACTTGTTGGGCGTACTGGACTGGAGAATTGGTGAAAACACTGACATTGCTACCACGTTCGACAGTTTGTTTACATTTGAATAATTTACTCAATGCCATTGACAAATCTAAATACATCATCTAAAATCAACCCTATAGGAGAATCTCATGAAAGATTATTTACAAGACATCGTACAACATACACACAGCCTGGGCTTTATTGACCTAGTCAAAGTAACCGGAGACGCAAACACAACCACTCTTGACTCACTGAGTGAGGATCGCAGTGTTATCGTGCAAGCACAATTCAATAACCCTGTTCCAGAGTTTGTGGGCACATTTGGTATGCCTAATCTGGGCAAGCTGAACACCATACTAGGTATTCCTGAGTACAAGGAAGATGCTAAACTCAGCATCAACACACAGACCAAAGGTGCAGACACTGTGCCAGTTGGCATCCACTTTGAAAACAAGAATGGCGATTTCAAGAACGACTATCGTTTCATGGAAGCGGCAGTTGTCAACGACAAATTGAAAACAGTAAAAATGAAGCAGGTCAAGTGGACTGTGGAAATCACTCCTACTGTGGCCAGTTTCCAAAAGATGAAATACCAAGCGGCAGCAAACAGCGAAGAAACAACCTTTGCACCCAAGATTGAAAACAATCAGTTGAAGTTTTACTTTGGTGATCATTCGAGCCATGCAGGTAACTTTGTGTTTGCTGATGGAGTAAGCGGTACATTCACCAAGAACTGGTGTTGGCCAGTTGGTGCAGTGATCAGTATTCTTGGGCTGGCCGGAGACAAACATCTCAAGATCAGCGATGAAGGTGTGCTACAGATCACAGTAGACAGCGGCATCTGTGCATACACATACCTACTACCAGCGCATCAGAAATGATCAAGGGTCTAATGGGTAGTCGCGGAGTAGTGGTAGATGGTGGCAACACCTCTGTGCCCTTTGTTAACGCAAATATCAACAATCCCATGCAAGGTATGATTCGTATCCATGGAACTGACATGCAGGTATTTGACGGATCAGGCTGGCTCAGCGTGAGTACCAGCTATGCCACAGTAGGACTAGAGCCCACTGCCGAAGAAGCCATTAAATGGGTTAGGCACAAGATGGAAGAAGAACGTGATCTTGAACAACGCATGGCACAGCATCCTGGTCTTCGACAAGCCTACGAGCAGTTTAAGATCATGGACATACTAACACTAGAAGAAAAAAAGAATGAGCAACCAGCCTAATCAAGATAATTTCACTGCCAAGCAAAATGACTATGCTGTGTTCTTGCCTGCAATCTCTGGATTCTATGCTACCTTTGTGGGCAAGCAACGCAACGAGCAATATGTAGATCCTGCACGTATGCCAGCTGGTTTACAAGATATGGAGATGATGAACTGGCTGAACAGCCAGCAAGCACTGTTTCCATACAAGTGGAGCCTGTATTCAGGTGGTCATGCTAATCTAGACTTGAACAAGCAGG